GCGATGTTTTTTCCGGATTTTTCAAGGACGTCGGCAACAAAGTCCCGTCCCTTTGCACTGCGTACCTGTTCCTCGCTTTTGGATAAATCCCGGTAACGCTTTTCCAATTCCAAGCGGCTTATCAGTTCTTTCAGTTCGGTATCGGTCATGTCTTTGACAGCTTTACGGCCGGAATTTCCGGAAGATACTTTTCCTTTTCCTCCGGCTTTTTTGGTTTCTTCTTCGTCACCGCCTGAAGATTTCTTTTTGCCCAATTGTGCAGGGGTACGCCGAACTCCCCATTTCATTCCGAGAATGCCATGGTGGGTCAAGGTATTATCCATTTTGAATTTCCTCCTCTCCACTCGGATCAACCGCAACGAGAATACGCCACTCAAGCTCTTTTATCTGCTGGTTCATACATTCGATAACCGCAGATGCAAGCGGTGGGTCAAAGAGAAGTTTAACCTTTAAATGCATATAAGATTTTATAAATTCAATCTTAGATTTCTCAGGAACGAAATCCGTCCACTCAGCGTCCTCGTCCTCAATGGAAAATCCATCGGAAGGACCGACGCCAAGCTGAGTTAAAATTGAAAACACAGAATTGATATGCATGATGAGGTCAGCATCATATACTTGGTATTCTTCTGCGATTCCGAGCAACTTTTTAATCGATGTCAGTATGCTTGGTATGCTCTTTTCCATCGCGGTCCTCCTTCTTCATTTAAACCGTGATGAACTGTTTCATACAGAAGCCTTCTAACCCAGAGGCGGTAAGAACCTTGTAAAACTCGCTGGAAGGTTCGTCTTCCTCGATCATAACCTCTGTATCAACCGGAATAGTGCCAAGTACCTCAGCCTTGTCATCCGGCTCCTTGCGGACTCTGAGATTTGCGCAATTGCTTACCAGTCCGATTACCGATTCTTTCCGTGTTGCTGTCATTTCTTTAGATTCCATAATTTGTTTTCTCCTCCTTTAACGTCTCCATGGACAAGTGTCATTTTTTGTTCGTTCAGTTGGAATATGGGAAATTGGAGATTTGTCTCCATAGTGAATTGCGTTATGAGTTGAGAGTTTTGTAGATACAACATTATCCGGGTCAAACACACACGGGTTTCGGTTTAGAATATCCTCATAGGTTATAGGATTGATATGGTGAATAATAATTGAGCCAAAAATCTCAAATCCCTCCAAAGCCAAATCACAGCCATTATCCCGGATGATGATTTTATTTCTGAATCTCAGCCATTCGTCGGAATGATAGAATTCCTGATTAAGCCATCGCCTAAACCCAAAAGTTTCTTCTGCAACCTTTCCGGAAAGTCTGAGATACTGATACCGTTCCTCAAAAGTCGGAATTCGGATTAACTCACTATAAGTCTTCATCATCCAAATCCTCCTCGCCACTGTACCGTCGAAACGCTTTCAGCGCATTTTCATATAATTCCTCTGAACGATGTGCAGATTGCAGTGATTCCACTTTTGCTCTTAACAACTCATTTTCGCGTTCTATTTTCTCCCTCTCCAGACGC